TGAACGTCGCTCGTGGGGGGATATGGCCACAGAGTGGAAACGATATATACTCTCCGCCCCAACAATGGCGTACACCAACACTGATGACGGCACGGAAATAGGAGTCGGCACCACTGGCTTGCACCCTGCGGATACAACTAGTGTGCGATGGACAGAGCGTGATTACTTAACGCCACTGATAGAATGGACGAACCAGACCGAAAGAGTTTATAGGCTGGCGAGAACATACTATAGTTTCATCGCGTACACACGAATGGTCCCAGACATGAATTTGAAGGACAGCGCGTTCACAAGATTACTCCATGCGTGGATGTATCGATATACGCGGACGGTGTTCTGTGTCAGTGCAATAATCTATGTGGTTGTGTCTTCACTCATCTTGTATTGTTTACCTGCGCTTGTTGGTGGACCATTATGGGCGATATTCAGCATTGTGTACTTCGTGTTCCACGTTAGTTTGGCTCGATTATTGGGTAGGAGTTACATAGACTTTATTGCCCTGAACCTACAAGAAACGTGGATACACCAGATGGGGAGAACTCGTTCACTGGACTGCCTCACTTCACTGTTGTGGATTTGCCCTGTTCTAGTTGGAATAGTGGCGATGTGGAAGATAGTTAGATATTTTACCTCATCGCTAGCTATCAATGTGGAGGCCCAAGGAAACCTGACGCCGGAAGACGAGAAGGACATAGATTGTAGGTTGGCCGAGAAGAATCCATACAAGGAAGTTGTGGTCCTACCACTATCTACCACTCCTAAGTCAAAATGTATACGGATAGATGACTTAAAGGCGAAAGCCAAGAAGAATCAATTCGTTTTCAACAGTAAAAGCTATTTTGACGACACGATTGGTGATAGTGAAGGTGTGATCACTTTCGTTGAGACGAACTTCTTTCTCTTGAACAAACATTACTTAGTTAATTCGAGAGGGATGTTGGCCAAAAAGATAGTGCTCACTTGTCAGAGAATAGGTATACCCAAGGGTGCTGTCGGAAAACAATTCACCATCACGGTCGAACCCAGACATTGGCGTTTACTTGAAGAGAGTGATGTGGCAGTTTGCTACACCACTGTTGGTGGATCGTTCGGTAACCTGTTGGACTACTTTGTGGCGGAACACCCAACTAGGCTCTATAATGGTACCACATGCATTATACAGGATCATGAGAAAGATCCTGTCAGCTATGACTTTAAGGGTCACATTATGAGTGCAGATGGTAAGACAAATTTGGGTGCTCAACGTGGTAAAGGACAATTGGCTGTGGTTAAGGGTTTGGTCACCTGTTACGGCATGTGTGGCAGCCTATACTACTCACAAGGAAAAGCGCCCTGCATTACTGGAATACACAGTGGTGGTGCAACAGGCAGAGAGTACGCTTGTATATCGCACGTGACTCACGCAGAGATTCTCAGTAGCATCGAAGACATGACTAAGGACATTAATGTTTTCCGAACAGCAGCAGATGGAGATTACGATTTCACATTTGCTGGTGTAGAGTATGGAGCTGCTGAAAAACCTTTCAAGAAGAGTGCGGTGAACTACCTTGACAAGTCAAATGTAGATTCCAACGTGCAGTATCATGGTACAACGGGACGAGTGGCGAAGACTGGAACGAACTTTAGACCGACCGCCATTGCGAAGATAGTGCTCGAAGAGGCTAATTTGCCCAATATCTGGAATCCTCCAAAGATGGTTCCGAATTGGTGGGGATGGCAGCAGACACTGCAAGGTTTAGACGAACCTGTAGGGCATTTCGATGCAGAGATTCTAATGAAATCCGTCAATGATTATGTTGCAATGATCTCACCAGCACTGGAAAATGATTACTGGCAACAGGTTGGTCCACTGGTGGACGATGTGAACCTCAAGGGTTTGCCTGGAAAACGCTTTTGGGAAGCGGTTAACTTGTCCACGAAATTTAGCTTTCACAAAACAGGAAAGAAACGCCGTTACATAGAGGAACTTGAGAGTGACGGGTTTTACCAGCATAATTGGAAGCTGAAACCGGAGGAAGAGAAAGCCATTATAGATTACATAGTGACGCTCTCAACAGGACGTAGAGGTTACCCAGTTGCCAAGGGCACTTACAAAGACGAGGCTCTTACTGGAAAGGTGGACGCGAGTGGTGAAGTTGTGGCGAAGGAAAAGTGCAGAGTGATGTACTCCAATTCCTTAATCTTCACTTATGTGTTGCGCTGGTTGTTCTTGCCCATCATCATTGGTATACAGTGTGACCCCATTAGATTTGGGGTTGCTGTTGGATCAATCGGAAATCTCCCGAATGGCATCAGATGGAAGAATTCCTGAATTCCATAGAGGGTGGATATCTTGGTGGAGATTACAAGAAGTATGACCAGAACATGCCCGCACAATTGATATTAGCGGCCTTAGGTATATACATAGACATTGCCAAAAGGTTGCCACAGTATCATGCTTTCCACATCCATTTGATGGAGATGATAGCAGCAGATCTAGTGTACGCATACATTGACATGGGAGGAGCTTTAATCTCGCTTATGTCGAGCGGACATATAAGTGGAAATTCTTTGACTGTGCATATCAATTCAACAGTCAACCATTTACTGCTGCGATATTGTTGGTTCACTAATAACGATACACCATTCCACGAGGACAACAAGGTGATCGTTTATGGGGATGACAATACTGGAGTGTGCAAGAAAGGCAATAATTTCGACAACAAAGTGATTGCCGACATACTAGGTCCTCTAGGCATTGGTTACACGAATCCCGATAAGGGAGCGGAGGTCAAGCCATGGTTGGATGATTTGCACCGGGACTTTCTCAAGTGTAAAACACACCATCATGAGGAGATCAATTGTAAAGTTGGTTACCTTGACATAATGTCCGCTTATAGACCGCTGGTTTGTGAGACGGACGATGGTAAAAGTGGTTTAACTGAGGAGGAAAGAAATGGCATGAATTTGGACAATTTTTGTCGTGAACTCTGGGCTCATCCTGAATCAAATTGGAATGTGCACTATCCTATCATAAAGCGCATAACTGAGCGAGCTGGATTGGAGAACCACACGAGTGTGGTTGATAAACCACGTAGCTGGCACTTTGAGAAATGGGAAGAACAATATGGCGCTGAAAGGGATATTGTCTGTGGACCAGTAAACAAAGAAGGGGTGGTGGACCCCAATGGGGGTGCTCAAGACTGAGCACCGGCAGCGCTGGTGCAGCGCAATATAAATAGCACCATTACAGCGCCGGGAACGCTATATTTCCCGACCCATTCGGCATGGGCGACGTGATGTCAATTCAAAAGCCGGCTTCGTATATGGTTACGGCAGCACACAAACGCCATGTGTGTTGAACGCTTTGCGAAGCAGCAGGCGACAACCCGAAGGTGAAGCTCGGAGCGACTTCACTGAACGTACATAGTAGCTCCCCTACATATTTAGAATTTATTATCTTAGTGTTTTCATCGATAAATGTTATTGTATCAATAGTTAATTTATGTGTTATATGTTATAAAGTAGAACAGTTCATATTTGCATTTATCCAAAGTAGAGAAAAACCAGAAAAATTAGAAAGAAGAGTAGAGCCCCAGGGTATGGTGCGGGAAACACCATTAACCTCGGGCAAACAGGAAAATGTCATATTCTCTGATGCGACATCCGGTACATTAACCGGACCGGTTACACAGATTGACCATACTCGCACAGTGCAGGACACTGGGGACGCCAGTTTACAAGACTTTTTCCGACGACCTATCAAAATAAATACCATTACATGGGTACATAACAATACATTGTATACTACATTTAATCCATGGAGTCTTTATTTTGAAAATCCCAGAGTTATCAACAGATTGACCAATTTCAATCTCTTGCGTGCCAAGCTGCACGTGAAGTTTACGATAAATGGAAGTGGCTTTGCAATGGGCCGCGCTATCGCCTCATATTTCCCTTTGCACACGTTATCGAACGTGGGCTTACCTGAGGTGGACTCGCGCAGCGTCATATTGGAAAGCCAAAGGCCACATGTCTTTTTAAATCCAACTACCTCGGAGGGAGGTTCTTTGGAGTTACCATTCTTTTGGGTACGTAATAATCTATCCATCCCAGATTCAGAATGGAATGACATGGGCCAAATCACGCTGCGTAGTTTTACTGCATTAGATAACGCGAATGGTAGCACATCCAATGTTACCATTTCCGTTATCGCCTGGGCGGAGGATGTGGAGTTGAGTGTTTTGACGACACTTGACCCAACTACCCTCGTCGCCCAAGGTAAGATGACAGAAACTGACATAGCCAACAACGAGGGCACTATCTCTGGGCCCGCCAGCACCGCTGCCAAGGTAGCCAATAGTTTGAGTTTAATACCTAGTATTAGACCATTCGCTTTGGCTTCTGAGATGCTATTGAACACTACTGCTCATATAGCAAAGATTTTTGGTTATTCCAGACCAAATATTATCAAGGCACCGGAGCCCTACCGACCGACCCCGATTGGTAGTTTGGCTAGCTGCACTACACCAGAGGCTGTGGCCAAGTTGACCGTTGACGATAGACAAGAATTGTGTGTGGACAGTGGCATAAGCGGCATAAGTGAGGGTGATCCCCTCGCTATTGCTAATATTGCCACACGTGAGTCATATTACCATCAATTCTCTTGGGCTACAACAACGGCCCCTGACGTCCTCATAGCCAACATGGTGGTTTCGCCACGTGTGTGGCAGTCCACTGGGTCGAAGTATTTCTTCCCAGCATGTGCTGCTGCATCTCTCCCGTTTGAATCGTGGACTGGTAGTGTAAAATATCGCTTCCAGATCATGAGTTCAACTTTTCATAAAGGGAGATTGAAAATCACGTACGATCCAAACTATGTGGGATCTGAGGAGATGAACGTGACTTACAGTAGGATCGTGGATATCCAGGAGGAGACCGATTTCACTATAGAAGTGAAAAACGGACAAACAACAACCTTCCTTGATATGCATGACCCTATTGTAACGCCTGACAGTGATCTGTTTAGTGGAACACGTTTCGCGACAGCTCCCAGTGCTGGTAATGGAGTGTTGTCAGTTTCAGTATTGAATTCACTGACTACACCCAATCCTACCGCAGGGACTACTGTTTGGATCAATGTATTCGTATCAGCAGGTGATGATATAGAGTTTGCTACACCTGGCCAGAAGATCGTTGATTACGTTATTGAACCGCAAGGTAAGATGACAGAAACGGTCGTTGACACGGATGCGTTTTCCAATAAACAAGATCACATGGAGCAACCGAATGAGAGTGTACTTATGCACAGCCAAGATTACCGCGGTGACACTGCCAAGGTATTTTATGGCGAGCGGATATTGTCTTTTCGTACATTACTCAAAAGGTATAACTTGCATTCTAGTATAGGCGCTTTGTCAAGTCTGGACAGAGTGATATCGTCGGTGCGGAGTCATTTTCCGTACTTCCGAGGGAATGTTACAGGGGCTGTGCATACCACTGCCCTTGCAGCGCCATATAACTATTGCAACACTATTTTGTTGCATTATGTTACTTTGATGTTTGCAGGTTATCGAGGCTCGATAAGGTACAAGATCGTTCCTATAGGTGATGGAGATAATGCCTATAACAATGTCATTTACGTTGAGAGGATATTAGAAACACCGGGTGCTAGTAGGCACTCTGATGTTCTCAGCGGTTTGCCCACACTGAGCACGCAGTCCCAAGCGGCTGCGAGCGTTGTGTGGAGAACAGCCATTGATACTAGTCCTCCTCTTGGGCTAAACGGAAGCGCTTATACAACATCGGAAGTGAATCCCGTGTTGGAGTTTGAGGTTCCACATTATTCTAGGAGGAGATTTCTACCCTCACGTATGCAAGATAGGACATCGTCAACCACGGATGAAGACCTACTAGGTAGTGCTTTTTGGATGAAAGCATACATTGAAGGCACCAGCAACACTCGATTGGATGTACATGTGGCAGCTGGGGAAGATTTTAACACTTACTTCTTCCTCGGTCTACCACCGTTACATTACGAGGCAACGGTGCCCGCTCCATCAGTCTAGTAGGTTAGGCACGCAGGGTGCCATTTGACACGGTGGGTGTCAAACAATAATAGGGGTAAACCTCGCTATGGTCGTGAGGTGCGCGGAGGGCGCAAGCACATGCTTTGATCCAAAAGGATTTTTAAGGAGACGCTTGCGTCTCTGGAATTTTGCCATTAATAAGGATCAGAGTTTTCAAAAGCATGTGCTTCCACTTATGTAGAAG